GAAGCGGTGTTGTATCGTTTATCAACCAACATTTACAATATCCGTAAAGACGGTGGTATTGTGAAAGTTATCAAAGTCATTCATTATGCATTCACAACTTCGGTTGTTTCTGTAGGAGCAACAGTCGTTTCATTGGTAGAAACAGTTTGCTTGCCGACATAACGACCATTGGCATCAAACTCGGTGTGGTTAACCAATTGATATGCTTTGACCTTACGGCCTTCTTTGATAACTTTCACAATACCACCGTCTTTACGGATATTGTAAATGTTGGTTGATAAACGATACAACACCGCTTCTTGGTCTGTACCAGCAAATACCGATTTAATCTCATCAGGAGATACTGGTTTGCCTGACAGCAATGTTACGGTGATTTTCTCATGGCGATTTGGTTTGCCTTTACGAACTGTGTTTGACATATAATGTCCTTTCAAAAATTAATAATAAGATACCAACATATGGATTATAACACAAATATGGCATGTTGGCAACCATACCTGTGTAGGATTTTAGAACGGTACTTCTATTGAAGGTTCAGGTTGTTCTGGGGCTTGGACTTTTGCATCCACTTTGGAATATAAGTCTAGGAATGCCGTCTTGGTCTCAGCATCAAAGCGAGACACACACAACTCAATTGCTTTCATCTTGTCACCAAACAGTTTGAATGCCTGTGCAATGTGTACCAAACGGCGTGTAGAGATAATCTCATCAACAGCACCTTGTTCAAACGATTTACGAACCACATCAGCCCATTGGCATAGATTATCAACAAAGTCCTTGTCATCAATCAATGGTGATAAAATCTTTTTCTCTGTCTTGGCATCAGGATATTCCTGTTCAACAGTAATTGGAAATCTTTCTAAGAAAGCATCATCAAGAATCTGTGACAGATAGCGACCTTCTTCAGAACCTTTACCTTTAGTGTTTGCAGTTGCAACTACATTGAAGCCATTCTTTGGATGTACCAATTCACCAGATTTCTTGTTGAAGTATGGTTTGCCTTCTAAGATACCTTGTAAACACATTAGTTTGTTTGAACCACGGTCAACTTCGTCAATCAATAGAACAGCACCACGCTTCATTGCAGTAATAACAGGACCATCACGGTTAACCACATTACCATTGACAAGAGTAGGACCACCAAGTAAGTCACTTTCGTCCGTTTCGATAGACACATTGACACGGATACATTCCCGCTTAAGCTCAGCACACACTTGCTCAACCATGAGGGTTTTCCCGTTACCAGATAGACCTGTGATAAAAACAGGATAAAATTGCTGAGACTTAATAATATTATTAAGGTCTTTATAAAAACCAAATGGAACATAATCAGGATATTTTGTAGGGATTGAAACATCTGAATCATCAATCAACTTTGGTTGTTTGAAGGCCAGCACTTGTGCAGCCAATGCCATTTCTAATTCTGGTTCGGCTTGTTTAACTTCTGGTTTACTGCCAATATCCGGTAGTTGATATTGACCACGACCTGAACGATATTCTGATTTGGTTACAAACCAAAATGGAAATGCCATATCTTCTTCACGTGCAACATGCTGAATGTTATCACGGTTTAGTACAGCACCAATGCCATACAAACGCTCTGCTGCTTTAACAAAAGCGACCTGATTCTTGTTTAAACTCATAATATACCCTTTTCAATTAACATACACCCAAACTTTATTATATCACAACCGAGAGTGGTTGGCAAGTAACACTTTAGTTCTCAATTCCAAAGCGGTGTTTTATTTCTAACACAGCGTCCCTACGGAAAGCATCCTCAATTTGGTCACGGTAATCTTTATAACCTGGAGATAGATTTTCCACAATATCAATACATTCTTGTGCAGCCAACTTGGCCAATTTTTCCACATCAAAATTATTATTAATCATAAATCGGTGTTCATCATACACTTGATGAAATGCACAACATTCTAAAGCAAGTTATTTAATTCGTTCGTTCATTCTTCAACTCCCATACGGTCTTTAATGTAATCACTTACCCTACTAGAATGACTACGAATTTCTTTATCATTGAGAGATTGTATGTTATTGTTAAAGGTTAGTGCATGTTCAGCGCATTCCCTAACAATCAACTCGGCGAAATATTCGATAGATTCTTCATCTTTGTTTAAGAATCCAGCCTGTTCAGCAAGTTGTTTAATTCGTTCGTTCATAACCAACTTCCTTGTAAAACATAGGGTTTTTTGCCTCGCTCACGCACATCTATTTGTCTATGTTTTAGTTTCAATTTCTTAGCATAGTATCTTGCACGACCTAAGTGAGGTGTGCAAATGTAATTCATACTCCACCTACCATTAGCATCACTACCATCAACCATTTTATACAAGTGAACATAATACTTTTTCTTTGAGTAGCACAATTTCATTCTTCAACTCCGTTATGTTTAATTCCATACATCATCATCATTGCATCCAATACACAATCATCAATTGGATTATGTTTAGTGATATCATTCTTTGAATTGAAACCTGGATAATCTACATCAGTATAACCATTGGTTGTATTGTATAGAAAATCAACAGCAGTTCTTACATCACGCCATCTGGCATATGGCCATATTGGTTTCAATTCTAATTGCTCTTCAATGTCATCCATTACCAATTGGTCAAGATTACCTCGAGCCCACACCCAACATTTGGTATCATTTTTTGAATCAGCCCAATTACGCATAGATTCGTATCCATCCATAAAGGAACAATCCATAAAGTTTGGTAAGAATGATGCAACTCGAACATTACGGCATTGTTTATTCCACCATTCCATAGTTGGTTTGTTTGCCTCACGACCATATTCTTTCATCTGCTCAACTACATTAAATTTGGCAAAGAAAGCACCATCACGTAGTTCTTGTGGTGATGGTTTGGTATCAGGATCAAAATAGATAGCAGCCATCGATAGAATTACCGAATTGGATCTCTTACCAAGTGTTTCAACATCAAATATAAACATTATACAATCACATCAATATGTTTACCTAAATGTTTGGAGTATTGATACAATCCATATTCCACATTTCTTTTAACATTCAGGTATTTGTTTACCTCATCAATATCTTTTTTATAATCAATATCTTTTAGATGAGCACGATTGGTTTCAAAGTCTTGCTTCTTAACCTTATAGAATTCATTTATTTTTTCTTGGTGCACCTTATGTAAATGTTCAGCCTTAACTTTTCTAAGGTTGTTCATAGCCGATGTATCAATCGGTGGTATTTGATTAGTGTTTGGTATTTTTATGTTCATAACAAATGATTCAATAACAACAATACCAACAACACAATTACCACATAGTGTATGATGGTTTTTCTTTTTTCTTCTTTATGGAGGATTTTACTCAGCATTTATTAACCTTTATTCAAACCGAATAATTATCTGATATCGGATAAAACTAGATAATTCATCATTAGGCTACACCGACATTATAGGTGAATGCCATAATATTGGCAAGCACAATTTTAGGTATAAAAGAATTTTACCACATGAGGGTCAAAACCACCAGATAATTCATACCATTTAGCATCTTTGATTGCTTGCCTGATATCATCATCCAATTCATCACCAAAGAAACCAGATTGTGATTCTTTTAAAATATCAAACAACTGGTCATCATCTTTAGCAACAACCGCCCACATACCACCGTATTCGGACATTGGGAAATCTACCCAATAAGAACCAATATACATTCTCATATCATTCCAATCAAGAAAGCTAAACTAAAACCAATTATGCCAATTACAAGCACAGCACCAATATATGTGGCTGGATGGTCAATTATTTTTTCAAATTTTGTCATTTTGTATATTTCGCCGTTCTACAATCAAGGTAAGTTGGTGTTTTTGGTGGGTCATTGGTTAATTTAATCATAACCTGTTGCTTCATCACAAGGCAATCATTCATTGTGGTATGTTTAGATAGTATGGTTTCATTGATTGTCGCCATACTACCTGGAAATAATACTACAACTGTAAATACTAATTCAAACATACCTGATTAACCACAGATTGTATACT